TACTCCTCGGCGTCGTTTTCCGTGTTCAGTTTCGGGTTTGCGAGTTGGGCGTTGAGCTTCTTCAGGCGCCACATCGCCGCGACCAGATTGGCGGTCGCGATATCGGTCTGCTTGCCGAAGCCGAAGCAGATTTGTACTTCTTGCAGTCTAGTCGTCGACATGCGTGGTTACCTCCTGGGTGTTCGCCGGCGGTTCGCACTGGCTCCAGCCAGCGACCATGAGCGGTGTCAGGACATCGGGCGTTGCATCGACCTCTTTCGGTTCGCCCGCACCGAAAGGAGGCACTAACCATACCTTGTCCATCAGTCGTCTCCAATTTCCGTAAATGAAAGAGGAACCTCGAAGTAGTCCAGCCCCTCCGCATCGGTCTGCCGCTGAATCGAGGGCAGATCCATCGGGTAGCAGGAGGGGTGAACGGTGGCGTTTTCGAGCACGATGCCCGCCGCGGTTGGCACGCCCTTGGTGATCAAGCGAAACAGGCGGTAGTACGCAGACGGCGGATCGCCCTCAAATGTCTCCTTGGCACGCAGGAACAACGTGACCTGGTGCTTCCACACGTCCATGCCGCCGAACGAGCCTGGCTGTGTCCCCTGCCAGACCGCCATGACGCACGGCGCGGGCATTGAGTGAATCGCGCGGACCAGGCTGATCTTCTTTGGATACGAGTCGTGGTACGCATAGATGCGCTCCGGATCGCCGCCCACTTCCGACAGCAGGTCGGGAATGTCGCGCAGCATTGCGACGAGGTTGTTGACGATCTCTGAGGCGTCGATCATAGTTGCTTACCGCCGAGGGCCTTCTCCACCAAAAGACGCGACTTCGCTTCCCGCAGGACGCGATTGGTCGCTTCGAGCACCGCAGCCTTGTTCTTCGGCGAGAATACGATCCATGGCTCGATCTTGTTGGTGATCCACGCCTTCAACCGGTCCTTCCGCGTCGAGTTGCTGGCCTTCGCCTTGTTCTCGCTGACCGTCCGGACCTGGAAGTTCCGGAGCATGTCCCCGGTGAGCATGAGGTTCCGGCGATTGCCCTTTCCAATCTTGGTTTTCCAGATGGCGTATCGCTTGCTCAGTGGCTTGGCAGCGGAATCGGTCGGGCCTTGCGCCGCCGCAAGCCGGTTCTTGGCCGCCGCCACGCCGACGTTCCCGATCTTGAACATCTGGGTCTGGCGGAAGTTCAACCGGTCCAGCCGGATCTGCTTCTTCTGATAGACCCGAACGGAAGGCATCTTGACCTTTCAGGAACGCACCCGCAGCGACAGCCAGGCACCGCCGGTCGGGTCGGTCAGCACCTCGAAAACGGTGTACGTCATGCCGTCGATGGTCGCCTCGTCGCCGTGCTCCGGCCGCTCGGCGAAGTCGGACAAATTTACGAAGAGGCGCGCGTAGAGTCCATCCTGATGACGTTCCTCGTCGGTGTCCCTCTGGAAGATGCCGTTGACCGTGAATGCGTCACTAGCTGCAGGCTGATATGACACGCTGGAGCCGAGCGTCTTGATACAGGCCCTATTCAGCGCGGCGAAGGACGACATCAGGCCCTCCGGGTGTACTCCAACCAAACCGCGTAAACGTAAGCGTCGTTGGAGGCGGTCGCATGCGCGCCGGGCTTGAGGCCGATGGTCAAGCACTTCGGATAGGCGCCCACATCGGCGGCGGCCAGCGCGACGGTGAGCTTCTGCAGGGCGGTACTGAGAGCGGCAGTGTCGCCGCCCATGTTCGTGTCGCCCACGCCCTCCCACGCCGACACGGTGATGACCGGCACATCCACCGAACCAGCCTTCATGCCCGCCAGAATGTTCACGACGATGGGTTGGGCATCATCCAGATCCGGAGGATACGCGACCGGGGGCATCTGGACCTCGATCACGGAGGCAGAGGCCCAGGACAGACGCAACGACTTGTCGGTTGCGCCGTTCGTCCGTTCGAGGAGGGGGTCCGTGTCCTTGGAGGCAGTGCCGCCGTCGGTCGCGCCCTTCACGCCGATATCGTTGGAGGCGATGATTCGCGCCTCGGTGATCGGGAGTTGAATCACTCCCTTTTTCAAGTTCCCCGACGGCGAGATGTCGGAGATCGTCAAGACTTGCTTCGCCATTTGGTGTCTCCTTTGCCGACAGTGCCGGCAGGTTTGGTTTTCACGGAAGGAACACTCGGTTGATCGACCATGGTGATCCTCCGCAGTTCATACAACTGCCGCAGCAGTCGCAGGTATACGCGCGCCGCTCCCGGCTCCACCGGAGCAGGCGGCATCGCCTCCCCCGGTTTCATGGGGACGCCGTTGAGCACCGGCAGGCGCGCGGTAACGAGGAATCGGGCTGAAGGGTCGAACTTCGGCAGTGACTTATAACCCATCGAGCGACCTCCCCTACGCGATTGCGCCGGTGAAGAAGTAGCCGAGCTCCGGAGCGATGAGCTTGGAGTCGAATGCCATCTCGATCTCGACGATGTCGCTGGCGATGATCTCCCAGCGGTACCGTTTGATCCGGTTGCCTTCGTTCCCAGCGCCGAGATAGCCGGTCCAGGAAAAGGTGTATGCAGCGGACGGGGTGAGCAGGCCGGGGCTGGGCGCGACGTTGCAGAGCAGCGCGCTCTTGCCGCCAATGAAGGAGTGCGCGGCCGTCTGACCCTCAGCCGCAGTGTTCTCAATGCTGCCCATCACGAGGATGCGGTCCAGTTCGAGAATCGCGGCCAGCGCCTCGCGGCTCACCGTGGCGGGACGCCCCGCCGTCTGGCCGTACTTCACGCGGTCCACCAGATCCGGATGGTCAACGAGCTTCAACCATACCGGCTCGGACAGCACCAGCGTATTGGCGGGATAGCCGGTAGCCTGCTTGATGGCCAGTTTGCCGGCGCGAACATCCTCGATGGGGGTCGATGCGCCATCGTTCCACTGGAGAAACTCGCCCGCGCCGGGAGCGGCTGCTTTACCCGTCACGTCGGTCCCCCATTTGCCCGTCGTGAACAGGTTGGCGGCGAAGATCTTCTCCCGCCGGATCAAGGCCTGCTGCGACAGGAACTCCGTCGCATCGCGATCCATGTTGAGGACCGCGTCGGCGTTTCCGCGCAACTGATCGGGGATTGGCTTCGCCTCGGCCCACACGTCCGCGAAGTAGGTCGGCGTGTTGTCGAGGCGGTAACCCACGCTCGCGGCCGGAGTGCCGGGCGCGCGGCGTTGCATTTGATCGCGGAAGAAGTCGCCGCGATTGTAGACGTAGTAGCGGTCGCTCTGCTTGGTCACCGGGATGATGGGGCAGACTTGCGCGGCCACAAACTCCGTCTGGTTCTGGAGATACGCGATGCTGATCTGGGTCAGCGGCGTGTTGACGTGGACGTCACCGGGAGTCGGGGTATACATGGTTGTTCATTGCTCCTTGTTCTGAATTGCCCTGCTACCGCTGCAGGATCAGCAGTGCCGGGACGATGTCGCCCGCCGCGCCCGCTGCTGCCAGCGCCTTTGCGACGATCTTGCCCGAGGATTGGGTGATCGCCTTTCCGTTGCCATCCACTTCGAGCAGCGCGCCATTCGCGAACGACGCGCCTGCCATCACCCGCGCGATTTGACCGGGGAAGGATGCCAGTCCGCAGGGGCGACCCTGCGCACTGGGACCGAGTGCGATGACGCCATCCGACGCGACGCCCGCGCCGGTTACCGCCACCTGCCCGCTGGCGTTGACCGTCCCGAACAGAAACTGCTTCGTGGACAGGTCGGCGCTAGCCGGGACAGAGACCGTTTGCAAATTGACTTCGAAAGCCATAATCGATTGCTCCTTTTCGGTTGGATTCGCTCGCCGTCCTAGTTCGCCCGCACCGGGGCCGATTTCTCAGCGAGGTACTGCTGATAAAGCTCGGGGTGGAGCTTCATCGCCTCCACGTACGCCTGCGCGAACGGGATGTTGCGGCTGGCAGCGAGTTGCTGCGCGGCGGCGTTCAACTGTGCTTCCGCGCCGGTCGGACTGCCCTGCACATGCGATTGCACCGCCGTCCGCTGCGACTCCTGCGCCTTGAGCGAGAGCAGGTGCTCGCGGACTTGGGCCACCGTCTTCTTGCTCGCGATCATTTCCGCGACCGATTCGGGATGGCCGGAGAGGGTGCAGAGCACCGCGATCTCTTCGTACTCCGCGCGCAACTGGGCCTCGATTGCGGCGCCATCGACCACTAACGCGGCGGTGGAAGCAGGAACTTCCGGGGGTTTCACTTCGGCGGGCACCGGCGGTGCGGCGGGGGCGTCTGCCGTTTTCGTTTCGACTTGCTGACTCATAGTCATTTCTCCTTTCGGGATCTGCGTTGCGGCAGACGCCGCCACGCGAGCTTGCTTGCGCGCCGTCGCCGCTTCGAGAACGGCATCCAGCGCATCGTCAAAAGTTCCAACCTGATCCGCGAAGCCAGCGCTGATGGCCTTCTCCGCGTAGCACAGGCCCGCCTCGGTGTTGCGGACCAACGCCGGTTTCATCTCGCGGTTGCGCGCAACCGTGCCGACGAACATGTCATATAGGCGGTCGATTTCGGTTTGCAGTTCGTCCTTGGCCGAACCGGACAACGCTTCGTGCGGGTTGAAATCGTTCTTCCTGGCGCCCGCATAGATCGCGGTGTACTTCCGGCCGACCTTCTCGTCGAAGCCCGACTGATCCAAGTGCAGTGCGATCACGCCGACGCTGCCCACGCCGCCGGTGCGGGTCACGAACAGGCGTTGCGCGCTACTGGCGATGGCGTATGCCGCCGAGAACGCATCGTCGTCGGCGATGGCGAAGCACGGCTTTTCCGCCCGCGCGTTATAGATCTCGTCCGCAAGGTCGAACAGACCGCCGACTTCGCCGCCAGGCGAGTCCACGTCGAGCAGGATGCCCTGGATACGCGGGTCGCGCACCGCATCATGGAAGTCCGCGCGGATGCTCTCATAGGATTGGAGTCCGGAGGCGGTATCGAGCCAACTGGCTTTCTTCACGAGCGTCCCGGAGACGCCGATGACCGCGACGCCTTCTGGAGTCACCAGATACGGCTTCTGGCTCCGGGCCGCCCCGTCCGTCTCGTCAGGATCGTCCGCCTCGTCCAGAGGCATCCGCGCGACCACCGGCGCGCCCAGACCCTCGATCTCGATCTCTGCTTGGCGCAGGCCAAGGCGCGGGCCGATGGCCTGGAGGATGACGCTCAACTTCTGCGGCTGGATCAGCAGCGGAACGCCGAAGACTCGTCCCGCGAGGTGCGGGAGATAGTTCGTTTTCATTTCTTAGGCTCCTTGCGCTTCGGTTTTGGTGGTTGCGGCTTGGGCGGCTCCGGTTTCGAATCGGCTGGCGCGTCGCTATCCGGAGCGTCGCCGCCGTCGCCGGTATCCAGGATGTTCGCCGCCTGGCCGCGCGCATCCGTCTTTCTGGGATCGGAGTCGAGCACCAGGCCCAAGCGGTCGGCGCGCTCGTTGTCGCGGGCGATCTGCTCGTCCACCTCTTCCTCGTCAAGACCCGTTTCGTTGATGGACATGCTCCGCGCCTTCAGGCCGGCCCGGATCGCCATGATCTCGGCCTTGACGTCTTTCTCCGGATCGACCCAGGCCCACTTTGGCGTGTGCCACTCGACCGCCAGGTAGTCGTCCCGGTTGGCCATGTAATCGCGGGCGTCGAGTTTGCCCGCCAGCACCGCCTGCTCCACGAACGCACGCCAGGTCGGACGGCAGAACTGGTAGATGAAGACGCCGAACTGGATCTGCTCACACAGCCGCCGGAAGGAGAGGATGCCGGCCCGGATCGACGAATAACTGGTCTTCGACAGATCGCCGGTGAGCATGTCGTACGGCAGACCCAGCCCCGCCGCGATCCGGAGCAACTGGATGCGTTCGAACGCCTCGTAGTTCCCGCCCACGTCGGCGGGATCACTGAACTTCACGTCCTCGCCGGGCTCCAACTCGGTCATGGTGCCCGCTTCGAGTTGAGCCACCGCGACGCCCGGGTCGCCGGATCCGGCCACGCCTCCGGCGTCGGTGGCTTCCTGCGGCGCAGCGTTCGGGAAGAATGCGTCGTCCGGATTCTGGCGGGTAATGAAGCCCATCATCATCGCGGCGAACTTCTTCCGCAGCAGTTCGGCGTCGTCGTACTGGTCCAGCTCCCACAGACGCACCAGTGCGTTCGCCATCCACGGCACGCCCCGCAACTGGCCGGGCCGGAGCGACCGGAACAGATGCATGACTTCCGCGGCCGGAACCCGCATCAGTTCCAGGTCAGTGGGGAAGAAGATCCTCTCGCCCGGGTGCTGCTTGTAAAAGTAGTAAGCCGTGCGACGACCGGACGGATCGAACTCGATGGACGCGCGCACGACGTTGCCCTGCGGCGTGTTCGGCGTGGGCCGCGCCAGGTAGAACGGCAACTGCTCCGCTTCGATCAACTGGAACTGTAGGGGTACGCTCAACCCCTCGCGGAGGTCGCGGTCGTGCCGGCGCGCGAAGCACTCGCCGCCCTCGACCATCGACCGGAACGCGAGCGCCTGTAGGCCGTAGATGTCGGTCATCCCTGCGGCGTCCGCTTCGTTTGCCCAGAGCGACCAGAGCGCCTGGAGCTTCTCCTTGACCGCCAGCTTCGGGTGCATCGACTGCGGCTTGATGCCGGTGCCTATGGCATTGCACACCCACTCGTCCACCGCTTTCGATGCCCACCCATCCTTGCGGATAATGTCGCGGGAGCGCGCCACCAACTGATCTGCGCTCTGATACCAGACAGAATTGATGGCGTCGCGCGTCGTGACCCAGTTGCCCAGCCGCCGGCCAGCCGTGGCGCCCTCGTACGGCGAACCACTGGCGCGCCGCATGGGAGGCTGCGCGGGCGCACCGCTCCCGCCCCGCTTGAAGCGAGTCAGAAATGAGCTCAGATTGAACACGGATCGAAAGAAGGAACGCGAGGGAACTTGATCTAACTGCTCTGCCTGCCAGACTGTTGGGTTGCCAGTTGACTGCCCACCTGTTCAGTAAACCTCACCGCGTCTTGCGCGGTGATCCGCTTCAACTTCCAAGACGCCGCCTTCCGGCTCGCGTCGACTGGCGCACATCTACGCGTCGAGCGTTTTCCGTCAACTTGCCGTGATTCGGCCGACTACCGTCGCTAAGCCGGCTTCCCGTTCGTAATCGGGCCCGATCTTCCGAGTGGGCGACGATGTGACCGCAGTGCCCACGCTTGCCACAAGCGCTTTGGGAGCCGCTCCCATCGGAACCGTGTAGCGCATCGCGCCCTTGTTCGCCTACTTACCCACACGTGTCAGATCGTGTGGGTGCGCCAAGCGTGCCAGGTAGGCCGAGTAGTCGATCAAGATACCAGTCGCATGCGATTCCCTGATGCGATTGGTGCGTGTCAGGCCGAATGTCAATATCCAATCTGGTTCTGCTGCACCATCCGTTTGCGCCAACTGAACTTCAAACGGCGAGCCAAGAGGGATCCGGCAGTAGCTCTGGAGAAGGTCGCCCTTGTCAATGGAAGCGTCGGTGATTCTAGCGGCAATTGCTGCGATTGCCGAAGCTCGTTCATTGAGGTACACAAGCCGTTTCCGCCAAGGCTCCACGAGCAGAGGGGACATCTCCTGTCCAGCTTTCAAAGCGCATCGCCCATCAGGGTTCAGCACGGAAAGGTCAAGGAGCCAGAGCGGCAGATTATACGTTTCGTTCAACCACACGGACCAGCGATATTTGTCCGCGAAATAGGGAAGCTCATACTGTTCGGATGGAAGGCTAAGGCCCTCGTACCTCGATTCTGCTTTCCTTATCCGTGCAAGCGGTACTCCCTGTCTGCTATCTCGCTCCTTGGTGCGACGGTAACCAGTACTACGCACTACAAGGTCGCACGGCTGGGCAAGAAGGACATATTGCTGACCCTTGACGTCCGTAAAGATATCGCCCGTGGCGACCGGAAGATGAACCGAGTTTATACGCTCAGCAGCCTCGTAATTCTCATCGTGCTGAAGGCGACGCGCATCTGCGGTTACAGCATCAGACATCGCCGCCGTGGCAACGTCGCAGATCGGATTGATTTCTCTCACCAGCCGGTGCAGCTCGACATCCCTACGAATGTTGTGTTTAATCTCCTGTTGTTGATAGACCCCAATGACTCGAACAAGGGTGTCTGGTGACCATGCGCCCTCGCTACGAGACGTGCCCAAGATTATGCGCTCAAAAGACTGCACCCCCAGGCTCTCGATCTGCTTAAGGGCAAGCCCGCTTGCCTGCGCTGTTTCGTCCCGCAACCGGCGCGTGAGCGTCCGGAAAAGACGATACAGCAGCAGGTGCTTCATCCGCTCGGCAAAACGCTCACCGCTCTCCCAAAGCCGGCTCTTAGCGATTACTAGCAGGTATTCACCCAACTCCGGCGATTCCTCGGCTATCGTTCTCTGCAAGCCTAGTTCGGCATCATCTGTCTGAGCTTTGTGGGTCAAGAGGGCATATACGAACCGGTAGTCCGGGTTGACCGTATGAGTCTCTGCCACCAATTGCCGACCATGCGTGGTGCTATGTCCTTCCAACGTAAAATCATCGTCAAAGATGAAGAGAGTGGGAGTGGCGATGGCTTCACTCAGCAGGACGGTCTTGCGCTGCTCCCACTCCTTGAGGCTCAAGGCAACTATTTCTGCCGGTGGTAAAATGACCTTGTAAAAGTACTCCGTGGCCCTCCGGTCCTTCTCGGCGTCGCCATAGTCATACTCGACGGCGGCCATCTTATCGAACATAACTTCGAGTTGGTCCGGAGTGGCCTGACCGATCATCCGTTCAACAACCCCGCGCGCAACGTCTTCGTCGTCTGAAGCGAAGTCAACATCTGGGAATGCCTGGCTCGTGGCCAGTTGTTCCCGTGTAAGGTCGTTCGCGAGAGACTGAATTCGCCCTGGAGTGATGCCAAATCGATCATCGACGAATACCACCCGCTTGACCCCTGCGGCAGTGAAGAGCTGAGCAACTAGAGAGGGATTACTTGTCGCTACTTCCATCGATCATCCCCGAGAGGTCTAGCTCAAATTCGAATTGGCGTCCCAGATTGTTGCGGGAACGCGAGAGTCGGATCGTGCTGCCTTCTGAGTCAAGGAGCTCGCGCACAATGAATAGACCGAGGCCGCGACCTCCTTCACGCGTTGTCACGAAAGGTTCAAAGAGTGTTCCCGCCACAGCTGGATCGATGCCGCGCCCGTTATCTGAAAACATGACGAAAGGTGCCTTAAGCTCTACGGTGATCTTGCCGGGCGGGTGCTTTCCGCGCCGAATGCTCTCTCTAAGCCAGTACTGGCTATTCAGGATAAGATTATCGAAGATTTGAGTGAGCTTCCCTCGATTGACGGAGACCACGAAGTCCTTGGCGGACGGCACTAGAACATCCATAACTAAGTCTCCATCCCGCCACCTCGACTCATGATAGGCCTTCAAAGTCTCACAGAACTCCAACACATCAATCGACTCCCGCCGTTCGCGCGCATACTTGAGGGAAGGATCAAGATGCCCCAACTGCTTCCGTAGGGCGGCTATTGAAGTGTCCACATGCCGCACAAACGCTTTCGTCTTGGCTTCGACGCGGGCAGGGTTGTCAAGGTATTTCTTGAGGTCTGCAGCGCGCTCCGCGAGGCCGTCAGCAATGACACTGATTTCGTGGACGAGCGCCTCCGCCGTCAGGCCGAGGCTCATCGTCTCGTACGCCTCGCTCAACCGTTGACTAAAGCGCTGCATTTGAGCCGAAAGAAGCTCATAGGTGCTGCGAATTTCAGGAGCCTGGCCTAGGAGACTAGAGAGATCAGCAAAAGCACCCTCGGAGGCTGCGAGCGCCTCGGAGATGTTCCCGATGAGACGCTCCAGTTCTACCCGTTGCTCGAACGTCAGTTTAGTGGATTTCCGGGCCGACTTTTCGGCTTCCTGGACTTGACGAGTGGCCAGCGCCACGGAGCCTCGGAGTGCCGTCACTCTTGCTTCGAGCACGGATGTGGACTCGAAATACTGAGCGACCTTTGCGGCGAGCTCCTCTGTTGTCACGGTGGGCGTCACCCTTGCAGACTCTTGAACGAACTGATCGCAATAAGCGAGCGTTTCGCGCCGGGCGAATTCGAGTGTGTCGTGGGTGAATCTAACGAAGCGCTGCAGCAAGGCTTCAAAATTGACGAAGTGAGGCGTCTTCCTGAATCCTTCGCGATCGGTGGTCTCGACGAGATCGGCGTTATCCCTCGCAGAGATGGCAATGTAGCCGATGGTGTTGGCTGGCTTG